AAGTTGGAAATCGGGCTGGAGCCAGTATTGCGAACGGTGAGGGTCAGATTTCCTGCCACACCATCAGCATGTGAAGTCGGATCGAACGCGAAATTGTCGATCGAAATGCCGCAGTAACTTCCAGTTGCCGGAGCGATGGTCACACCAACAGTGCCACCACCAGCGGAAAAAGGATTTCCATCGCAGTTGTAAGTACCGGACGAAGCTGGAACTGTGATGTTGACCGATACCGGATCATCTGACGTGTTCTGGGCTTGCAGGACAAATTCAAATGTACGGGAACTCTTTCCGTTGATGGTTTCATTGGTGAGACTCACAGGGGCGACCGATGTGAATTCCGCGGGCAACGAAATTGCAGGCAAGGTCAGGTTGCTGATGGGGCAACTGTTCGTGTTCTTCACGACCAGCAGCAGCGAAACAGATTGGCCGGAGACAATGCTGTTGGAGGTCAGGAACGGCGTGATGGAAACTGCCCCTGCGCAAGTGCATTCTTCAGTTGCACCGCAAGGCAGAACTTCAACCGAGTAGTTGGAAGTGCTGGGGACACCGCCAACATAAATCGGAGTGAACACGACTGCCGATTGTGCATCGGAGAGCCGAACTTTCGCGTTCACCACATTGCCATTCGCATCAGCTTTCAGCGGCAAGTATTCAATCTGGCCGCTTGTCGGAGTGATCCGCACCGTGAACAATGCGAACGGCAACAGACCGCTGGCATTGATTGTGACTTGCCCACCTTCCGTGATTCGCGAAGGGGCGACAGTCCACGTGTAGGTTGTGAGTGCCGGATTCGTGGGACCAACCGGCCATTTGCAGTGGTTGCCGAGAATTGCGCAATCCACATCCAATTCCCCACGGGCGTTGATGAACAACCCGGAGTTTGCAGCGATCGCGATGTTCGGAATCGAGTACTGCGACTGAAATGCGTTTTGCACTTCAGGCTTGAATTGTGTGTGTTCGCACGGATTCGGGCTACCACATTGAGAACAACATTTGCTCATAGGATCACCGGAAGTCGTTTGATGGAAACGAGAATATACCCGTCTTTGATTACTGTACCGAGGAATTGTACTTCCGTAGTGGACCCTAAAAACAATCGTGGATCCTCTAGGATATTACCATCCGCGTCTAGGAATAGCGCAGTACCAATCGGATAAGGCACAGCTTTCTTCCAGAGGCAGTCACCGGAGATTTGAATTCCATCCACAACCACAGTTGATTTGCGGCTGGGATTGAATTCTGTCGCAGAGCCGAATGGGCGGTTCATCGGTCACCTCCTGGGAACAGTTTCGCTTCGATGGAGGAGAGCGAGAAAGTACCAAAGATTTTCAGGATGTGATTCATCCCGGAGAGGCGAAGACCATGTTGCTGAATATATTCGGTAGCGTGGTACGGAATCGAATACACATCTGGCAATGGTGTCATGCCATCCAGGGAAGTGATGACATTCATGGACAGTTTGCCTGCACGATCAAACAGACCTCCCAGGATGACGTGATCCAGAGTTGTCAAGTTGTCGCGGCCCAGCGAAATCCGACCGAACATCAGAACAGAATCTGTTGCCGGTTGGTACAACTCGAACTGTACCCGCTTCAGGGTTCCGTCGGCCTGCAGAATGCCGAAAGATTGCCTGGCAGAATCTTCACCGAACGACTCAGGGCGAGTATAGGTGAACACATCCACGTGAGGAATGCGGAGTTTGCCGAAGCGGGCCAGCGCAATGTCGAACAGGATGATGTGCGTGGGTTCCTTGATGCCGTAGGAAATCGCAACATACCGTGTGGCGATCACGTTGATGCGAATTTCCAGTGGCTTGTGGAATTCCAGTTTGATTAGATTGTTGGGGCAATCTTGGTACTGGTATTGGTGAACCACTTGGTGGGCCGGATGCTGCAGATCGGTGCCAATGTTTCCGGATTCGTCGAACGAGTTGATGTAGTCCTCGATATATCCGGCAGTCAATGCGTCCGTGATTTCCGGGAAAATCAGGCGGGCATCGGATTGGCGAATTTGCATCAGCCCAGCTTTCGTCCAGGCATAGTGCGAACTGAACGTGGTATCTGATGCCACATGCCGAATGGAAGTGATACCGGCAGAACCAGCAACTTCCGTATGCACGAACGGATACGCAAGATCATTCGTACCTTGCCCGTAGACTGCATTCTCGGATGAGTAGATGATGTATCCGCCAGTGTGCGGCAGGCACGCAATGATTTGGCCACGCAGAGGGATGATTTTCTGGGAGCCGGCACCAGTTCGCAATGACGGTGTGAAGTCGAGTGGATTCTCGAACGAGCTGCGATAGACAGTGTCATCCGTCCATGCAATCATCATTCCCATTGCGGATGTGATTCCGCCAACTTCATCCGTGCGCAATCCGATCAAGCCCGCAGGTTGAAGTGTGTGCGAGACCGGATCGTATTTGAAGATGCCTTGGTTCTTGTAGCAGATGAACGTTTCCTGTTTCACATGCGCGTAGGAAACATCCCCGGACATGCGAACATCACCTGGGAGTTGCGATGTGCTCCAGGTTTCACCGTCATGGGAAATGAAATTCTGCCCACCAGCAGGAGACAGAATGTGGTTGAACCCATTGTAATCCTGCATCTGGATCACCTGATCGAAACCAGATTGTTCTTTGCAGAAGTTGTCCAGGATTGTTTCGTAATCGATGGACTGGTAACCATGGGAGACAGGAACCACATTGTGCATGTAGATCGGCTGCGCAATACCCAATTCATCATTGGCTGCGGAACCGGAATATGCATCTGTCACAATGTAATCCGTATCTCCGTTCGAACGAATCGCGACTGACGGGCCAAAATACTGGCTCATCATCGGGAAACGTGCGGACTTAAGGTTGAAGCGGACTTTGGCCATATTGACTCCGCGAGAGAAGTTTCAGGATGGTGTCTTTTTGTGGCAAGATTTGCGAGTACGAAACTCGGAAACTTGCACGTGCGGGAATTCGAGCGATCATGGTCAGGAGCGATTTGTCCCGGCCGTACAACTCAAACTCTCCGTTGATGTGGAGTGTGTCACCAGTGCCCAGCGAGATTTCCACGAAATCCATCTTCGAGCAAACTGCTTTCAAATGGAGATAGTAGGTAGCTTTGTTGCTGGGCACAAAGGAATTCGGTGACAGTTGCAGAACTTGCTGCTGATCTGCGTAGTGGGAATTCGCATCCACGTACTGGTGTACCTGCGACTTCACCACTTGCAGATTGCCGGATGCGTAGTCGATCCTGTGGGCCAGAATCTGTTTGTCGTGGGACTTGCGGGCCACTTCATCCAGATTCGTTTCGACTTTGGAGAATTTGTCCACACCTTGCATCGTCAACAGTTCTTCTTCCTGCGGATCGACGTAGGTTGGGAGCAGAATCTGATTCGGCCCTTTCACGCCATACTTGCTGGCGCGAAATTTCTGGTTGCCGCAGCTGGATTGCACAAAGTACATTCCGCTGGCAGGCACTAGTACATCAAAGATCCGGCTCATAGGTCGCATTCTCCATCATCAGTTTGTGTTTGTAGCCGGTACGGACAGGGAACAGTCCACCAACTTCCAGGAACAAGGCTTGCGCCAAATTCTTGTTTCCAGTTGCATTGGCAACTTTAGCCGCAGCCAGAGTTGCAACTGCCTCCGGATATTCCAGGGCGATCCAGGAATCTTCAGGTTCCGGATGCTGGCAATACGCGAGAACAATCTCGGTTGCCAAATTGCTGGGATTGATGTGCAACATCTTTCCGAGCAAGTAGTATCCCGGCCGGCTCAGATCGGCCATCGAGATTTTGTTGATCTTGCGCTCGAACTTGTCGAACACACCCAGCAGCTTTCGCATACGTGGGATGTGCAATGACAAATCGACTTTGCCGTAGTCGCGCTGACCGATCATCAGCAGACCACGTTGAATGTCTTTTTCGAAGAAGCCCAGCGAATGATATTCGTTGAGGGCATCCACGACAGCAGATTTGGTTTCGTTCACTCGATCCGGACGACCAGTCTTCGTCACGGCCTTCGAGTAGATGGTGTCAAGAACGCCCATTTCAAATCTCCTTGAACTTCGAAGGGTAGAGTTTGCACAGCTGGCGGAGTTGCGCAATTTCTTCCGTGCGGGTGAGGCGCACACGGTGATTCACGAACTTCGCTTCGGCGGCATTTTTCAGATGCGCAGTATGCGAAGGCATTGCGCACCAGAAATTGGCTTCGGTTCCGCGAGTCAGAACACCCATGGGATTGCCCTTGGTGTCTTGCGTTTTGATTACCGGAGTGCGAAGTTCCGGCGGATACGTTCCGGGAACCAGAGTGGTTGCCTTTTGGGCTGCGAGTTTTGCCTGAGCTTTGGCCAGCAGGGCGGCTTTGTCGATGGTTGCCATGATTTTTCCTAGTCGTAAAAAAGGGGAAGTAGTATTGCTACCACTTCCCCGTTCAGGTACCCAATCCGAAGATTAGTTCGTATCGCTTTCCTGGATCATGTTCAGGGTCGGCGAGTTGGCGGGCATCGCAGGAGTGGCGGTTTCCACGCCGGCGCAATGCGCAGTGTCGGGCGAATTCGATTCCACGACAACCGGCTGGCTCGAAGCGATGCAGGCCAGGCCGAACGTCTTCGTGAAGATCGTGTTGATCGCGTCGGCATTGCCTTGCACGAAGAACGCGTACTTGTCAGGGACGACAGGCATCACGTATTGTGCGGCGCCCATGCCGTTCGCATCCAGCGTGATGTTCACGATTCCGGTCGGCGTCATGATATCGACGTTGCCCATCGGCTTGCCAAAACGAACTTGCAGAACGATCGTCGCACCCGGTTCGACAGGACCTTCGTCGCACGGATGCGAGATTTCGAAGCACGCTTCGTAAACCGTCGGGGCCGGAACGCACGGTTCGCACGCAGCTTGCGTCAGACCGTAGATCACGGCGTTGGCTTCAGGTGCGATGCATTCCATCGTCAGTTCCGACAGGAAATCGCCGCCTTCCGCATCGATGCCGAGGTCCACCGAATTGCCGCTGGAGTTCACGTTTTGGTTGAACGTTTTGTGCAGCGACTTGCGGCCCTTCAGATAGCGAACTGCCATCGAAGAAGGATCGACGATCAGCGCCATGCGCGACCAGGTCGGGTTCGTGTTGAACAGCGGATGCGTGAGCAAACGCAGAATGCCACCGGACGGCGTTTTGTACGTGGTGAACGAAAGCCCGAACGAGGTTTGGTTTTCCGTGAACTGGTACTGGCCTTGGTTGGTGATGATCTCTTGGATCACTTCCATGCCCATGTTGCCGGTGTACAGAACGCGATCGTTGCCGAACTTCGGATCGGTTTGCACGTTGAACACGTTTTGCGTCATGCGATCGAATTGCTTCTTCGTCGTGGTGGACGCAGCGTATTGCTGGTTTTGCGGCGCGTACTTGCGGATCATGGACAGCAGACCGTCCATTTTGCGCAGCGGCTGGCCGTTCATCACCGACACGTGCAGTTCCGAGAACAGCATCGCGAATTCGATACCGATTGCGTGGAACATGCCCGCATCAGATTTCGAGCCGGCGATCAGGTTCGATTGGCCGTTTTGCAGCGACGAGATGAAATCGACAGCGGTGGCGGTGCCGGAAGCGGCGTACGCATTGCGGAAGATTTGCGTCTTGTTGTGCATTTCTTCTTGCGTGTGTGCGCGCATCATCGGACGCAGCGACGCTTCTTCGTGCGCATTGCCGATGTAGGTCAGGCGAGTTCCTGCAGCGATCGGAGCAGCCGGCGAATGGCCCATGCCGCGACGAACGATCAGCGATTGCTCACCAACCACGGATTCCACCAGCAGTTGTTCGTCGGTGGAATCCACCAGCAGAACGTCTTTGCCCATGAAATCGGCAGCCGAATCGACGTTGATTTGCACGGCCGCGCCCTTCACACCTTGCGGAATGTTGGCGAGGGTCGTGGTTTTCGGGAACACGGCGACGCGACCAGTCCAGGTGTGGGTGGTGCTGCCGATTTCCGAACTCTGCATCGCAGCGGAAAGCGCGAACAGTTGGGCCTGACCGAACGGGTATTTGGTCAGAACGGTTTTCGCCATCGAATCCGGCAGAGCGCTCGGATTGAAGTGCGAGGTATTGAAAAGGCCGAGGGTGGACATTTGAAGTTCCTTGAGAAACGTGGATTGGATTAGAAGTCCGTGGCAGACTTCTGGGCTTCAGCAATGCTCGCTTCTCGCGCATTAGGAGTCGTCTCCTTCTGCCCGAAGTTCGCACTGAAATCTTTCAGATAACCCTGAACCATGTCGCCGATTTCACCGGCTTGGGCGTCAGGATTGGCTTCGCGGAATTGGCGAGTGAGGGCAGAAACCATCAGATCGCCACCAGGAGCATTGAAAAAGTCCCCGGTTTTTTCCTTGATTGCTTTCGCAGATTCCAGGCCGCCGATCTGGTCTTGGATCATGCGCTGGAATTCAGCTTTGCTCTGGGTGGAATTGCCTTCCACCAGAGTTTTGGAAGTCATGGTTGCATCCACGAACAAGCGTTGGAAAGCAGCTTGTTGTGCTTCCATCAAACCGGACATGTCACCGGCTTGGATTTTCGCCATTTGTTCGGGAGTGGGCTCGAAGAAGTTCAGCTTCTTGGAAGCTTCCATCAGCGACTCGCGCGTGAGACCTTGCAAACCTTGCGGTTGGTTGTTCTGCGGATTGGGATTGGGATTCTCTTTTTTCTTCGGCTCTTTTTTCTTCGGCGTCATTTTGGCTTTCCACTTGTCCATCCAGGAACCGGATTCCGGTGCATTGCCGCGATCGGCTTGCATTTGCTTGAATTCTTCCATCGTCAGTTGGATGGAACCGTCTTTGTTCAGTGTGGCCATGATGATTTATTCCGTGTCGAAGTCTTGGGGTTGGCGATTGGCAATGAATTGCAGGAGTTCGTCATACACCTTTAATTCTGCCTGAGTTGCGGCGAGTTGAAGAAGGGAGGATTCAGGCTTAGTCGTGTCGATCCCTTTCAGTTTGCAGTATGCCTCATATTTTTTGGCGTGGAGATAATCGCGAAATGCGTCGGGGACTTGGGTTGCTTGTTGCCGTTCCTTGTCACTCATGTTGACGCAGAGAACGGATTCGGGGAAGAGAATTTTAGCCACGGCCAAACATCCTTTGCATCATTCCAGGTTTTTGAGCCGGCTGTTGTGCCTGCGCTTCAGCTTGCATTTGTGCCAGTCGTTGTTGTTCGCGAGCTTGCTTTTCTTCTGGCGAGTACCGGAACTTTTCCAGTTTCAGTCCTTCACCATTGGAAACCAGATCGATGAACATCTTCGACACGTTGTATTCCTGCGAGAGTTCCGGCAGATTGGGAATGGACTGCAGGGCGACGGTGAGAGTTTCAGTATTCACCATGCGAGCTGCAGTCAGCAAACCATCGGACACACGGAATCGCGGAAGCAATTTCTTCAGGTCTTCAGAATTGATCTGGACAGTGCGTTCCAGCGAGGTAGAATATTCATTCTCCGACGTTTGGAATTGCTGGATGTTGAATTTCAGGATTTCCTTCAGCGGGGTGTAGAAAGAAACGTGAAGGCCGAGGGCCATGGAAATCAGTCGCGTATCGGACGCAGACATGGATTCCTGGAACTGCTGGTTGGTCTTGTTTCCTTTGACAAACTGTCCTTGCAGAACAGGATTCGAGCCGGAGATTTCGTTGCCGAAACCCAGCAGCGAGATTGCTTGCTGGAAACGAGTTCCCAAAGCCGGATCGTTGTATGGAATCGGGCTGTAGGCTGCACGAACATCTGCGGAGGGCGAGCCGAATTTCAGCGGAATCTTGGCAGTGGAACTGGGATTGTTCGCCTGATTCGGATCGATCATGTGCGGGTTGTAAACTGCCCGGTCCGCGATTGCGCGTGAACTGGAGCGAATGTCCGCGGTGATCAGCTTGTTCGCCAGAACTTGCAGCGATTCCAGATTGTGACTGAAGGACTTCGACGTGTGGCCCACACCATCTTGCATTGCCGAAGTCAGCAGCAGAGGAATGTAATTGTGGTTGTAGTTGGTTTCCTCGATGGAAATGAACTTGCAGCCATTCAGGATCAGTACCTTGTACAGCCTGGGAATCACAGAATCATCGGCATCTTGCGACAGGCCGAGAACCGCGGGAATCGTGCGGATGTACAGGGTCGTGATTTCGTACGGGGAATTGACAGCCTTTTCTTCTGCTTCCAATTTTCCCGTGATTTCCTTGTCAGGAATGTCGAAGTAGGTTGCGGATTGCTCCGGAGTAACTTGCGGAGTTTCCGAAGCCACGCGCGGATGTTGATAGATCACGACACGACCGCCGTCGATATCGATGAAATTCCTAGAATTCTTCTGAGCTTGCGTGGGATACAGCAATGCCCGAACTTCTTCGGTGGCGTATTCCAGTTCTGCCAACAGTGTCAGCACCTTGGGAAGTGTGTACGGCTCCACGTAACCAGCGTAATCGCCTTTCGAAGAAACTTCATGCAGCGGAACGGTGGTATCCCAGAATGCATTGGCAGGATGAATCCGCTTGATCTGGTTGCCGCTGTAAACGGCAGTCATGTTCATGGATTCCTTGCCAGTTTCCTCATTGCGAAGAACTTTGGTGGTGTAGAGATTCTTCCACTCGATTTCCGCACAACCAATGTCGTACTTCATCGCATCCAGGTGGACTAGTGAAAGTTGCAGAACCCAGCCGAACTTTTCCGAGTCGGCTTCGATAACCGCATCGTACTGTTCACCGATAGCTGTCATTTCCGGCGGAGTGACAGTTTTGAAGATCGGTGTGGGCGTCAGGAAGATGGAGTTCAGCCGCGAACGCACAGTGTCAGTTTGACTGAACACGGTTGGAATTTCAAATTCCGAGTTTGTGGAGTTGTCCTCATCCTTCAGCTGGTGGGCAGGGGCAGTTCCTTTGTTCTTTTTCTTGCCCTCGCGGAAATAGGCAATGTCCCGCTTCGTGAAATACGCGCGGTAAGTGTCCGAATTGGATCGGCGAATGGCAGACACCATATTGCCGACGGATGTGGATTCCAGGGCTGCCGGAATCTTGGTGACCAAGTTGGATGATTTCATGCTAGTGGGTCAGTTGCAGTTTCGGGAAGTACCGGAATCTCAGTTGCGTGAGGGTCCGACATTGGGGAATCAATTGCGATCAGGTTTCCATGGACTTGCACAACTTTCTGTGCGTACTCGCAGGTGTCCATGAAGTTGTCTTTGTTTTTCTCCGTCAGCGGGTTGAATCCAGTTGCTTCGTCCGTGAACAGTTGGGCAGTTTCCGGAACAAATCCGATTTCACCAACTTGCGATGATTTGATCACGTTGATGAGCCTGGAATTCTTGGAGACTCCACCTGGGTTGATACCAACAAGCTGAATTCCAGACATGCGGGCGGCTGACAGATATTCAGTGAACCAGAAAATCAGAGTTTCCTGATACGCCACATCTTCAGCTGCGATCAAACTGGCACCGATTTCAGTTGCCATTTCAATTGCTCGCTGGATTGTTTGCTTTGGCGTCAGGATTTCATCAATTGCTCGGATGCAAACTGGAACCCCATCGATCACACGGAAGCCAGAGATTACAGTGTTGTCGGATTTCTTTTTCCGGCCGGATGGGTCGATGACAAGGAAACTGCCTTGGTGAAATTCGATCTGATACGTGTCATACAGTTTCAGTTTGCCGGCATCGTAGGACAGTTTCGTGTTCTGGTTGCCATCATTCATCAACTCCGACCAGAAGATGGATTCCTTACCTTGCGACTTCAGGGAATTGAAATCCTTCAGCAGTTGTTCCAGTGGGTGAAGTTCTTCCCACAGGGATTCACCATCTGAAGTGATTGCAGATGCGATGAAAGTTTGCCATTCTGGATCGTCGGCCAGTTTCTTCAACAGCGCGTGCGGAGTTGGGTACATGTTCGCCAGGAACACATACGTGCAACCGAATGGCGAACGCAGAAAGTTGATCGTACTGTACAGCCAATCCAGAATTTTCTCGGAGACTTCTTCCGAGTTCGCATCTTCCTTGGTTTGAATGTCGTCCAGGATAATGAAATCTGGGCGAGAGCCATCACGCATAAGACCACGAAGTGAAGCTCCCTGGCCAGCAACTGTGATTTTGATGAGTCGCCCGTCAAGCCGGAATTCCAGATCAGTCTGAGTGGTTTTCAGCGCAGAAATTCGCCAATTCCCAAACAGTGCACAGATGTTTTCATGGTCCAGGAATGAAACCAAGTTGGCCATAAAGGACTTGCCAAGTGGTTCCACGTTCGCGCAGATAATCACAATGTTGCGTTTGCCAGAGAACTGGATCGCCCATAGGATCACGAATTGCAGAAATGTTGACTTGGCAAAGCCTCGTGGGAATCCCAGGGCCAGTTTCGAGAAGTCGCGAACAGTTTCCAGGGCATTCCGGATAATCTCAAAGATCGCCCGATAATACTCTGGAAACTGGAATTGGTAGATGTGCGGCGCAGCTGTAGCAGCCAAGTGATCGATGGATTGCCGACATGCGGCCCGAAGATCACTCAGCTGTACATCATACGATTCGACTTCGTGATTCATTGCGACTTCAGCGCTTCTTCGATTTGTCGAATCTGATCTTCAGTCGCACGGAGCGCATTGTAGTAGCCCTGGCGCTTTTCCTTGGTGCCAGCGGCTTTCAATGCGGATTGCATACATGGGGAGCATTTCACGCCCACAGCTTGCAAGATGTTTGCAAGATTCGAGTTGTTTCCGGCCATTTTCAGTCCTCGTAGATATTCGGTTGCGTCGGCGAATTGTGGCATGTTAGACCTCGAAGTGGATTTCTTTTGGCTTCGGGGTGGCCATTTCCACAATGGCTTCTTTGCTGATTGGTTGCAGGGACACATTGCCAACTCGCAGTACTTGGTTTTTCTCGGTTTTGATGATTTCAATCCCAGGCAAGTTCTTCGGAAGCACTACTCGAATGGTGAGTGTTTCGCGATTCTCTTCTCCGCCAGAGTTTGGTCCGAGTTTGCGAGTTGCTTTGTTTGCCATAGTCGCAACTGCAAGGAGTTCTGTTGGCTTGTAAAAGCCCTGGCGAACTCGTTCGAGGATTTTGCCAGTGGCTTGTTCCTCGATTTGTGTGTAGTTGTCGTCGATGGTGGCTGCAGATTGCTGGTTCTTGGCGATCGCAGTTTTGATTGCATCGACGACTCCTTCCTCCTGCAGGAACTGGGAAATGTACGCAGGGGACACGCCAAAAACTTTGGCAACTTCCCCCGGCTTGTATCCGAGTCCGAAATACTTGACCAGGTTTTCACGTGACACAAGGGACATTTTCAGCTCCTGATTATTGTGCTGGCGGATAGGTGGGTTCGATGAACACCGGCTTTTCCACTTCGTAGATTTCCGGAACTTTCACGACGTCGTTCGGGCGATTGAGTGCATCGACGGTTTTCCCGAGCAGTTTCGCACCGACGCCGAAGACCAGACCATCCTTGATCTGATCTTCGGGAGTTGCAGGGAGCCCGGATTGCTCGGCCGTGACCGTGAAACCTTGTTCCGTTTGCAATTGCGATTGCAGAAGTTGGCAGCCGTGCTTGAGCGCATCGGTGGATGCATTCGCATAGCAAGTGCTGACCATGCCAATGCGATTCACTTGGAATTTCTTGTGTTCCTTAATCCTGGAATCATTGGAATCCAGAACTTGCTTGAAACTTCCGCAACCCGACAGTCCCAGGATCAACATGGAACTCAGATAAAACTTCAACATAAATTTCTCCA